CGCTGTTTGAGCTGTCGCTGTTATCAAAACGATATGTAATGCCCTTTGAAAGAGATATGGTTTGCCTATCTGTCCCATCAATATGGTATTTGTTGCTACCACCGACAGACGCAACTGTGACCGTTATTGTTGCAACTGCCGCCTGTCCAGAAGTGTTAATCTTTGGAGCAAACTTTGCTAAATTTCTGTTTATAGTCATGTCAAATTCCTAAATAGCATATTGTTGAACTTGCAAGATGTCGCCCACCGAAGCACCTGATGCCAAGGTCACCGCTGATGCGCTTATTGAATAGTCTGTTGTTGGCAGTAAGAGTATGCCGTTTAGATATACTGCAGACTTGTTTATATTGTAACTCCCAGAAAATGCTGTCTGACCTGCTGTTGCGGTAAACTCTGTTGTCGAGTAATTAGCTGATGCACCGCCATACTCTACGACCTCAACAATATCACCTACACTTGCCCCAGAAGCAAGAACCACTGACGTTCCGTTTGTGGCTGTAAAGTCTGCACTGTTTAGTTTAGCGCCGTTCATAAATACGAGAATGTTTCCAACGGCATAATTTACAGTAAACGTTGTTTGACCTGCAGTAGCCGTAAAACTGGTAAACTCATGAGCGCTACCAGAAAGAGTTAGATCCGCAGCACTAGGGCTTATAAATACTATTGCACTACCTGATAGGTTTAGTAGCGATCCTGTTGAACTGGATGATAGTACTCTTGTTAGAGTTGTACCTGAATGCGTATATACACCTTGTCCTATTTCAAAGGCAGTTCCATCTTCTATAACGTATCTGACGGTATCCCCATTAGAAATACCGCCAGCCGCAAAAGTCTGAAAACCTGCTTCCGCAGAACCAAGGGTCACAGTTCCTGTGCCTGTGGTCGAAGTGCTTACTTTAACTCGATCTGCAAATTTTACCACAGTAAAGCTCCATTAAGCTATGCGAATGATAGCGTTAGAAGCATCCGCTGCAGGGAACTGAATAGTAAAGTCACCTGCTGTAGAGGTCTTGTCAGAACCAAAGTCTAGTACAACCACTGTGTCTGTTGTGCCTGATCCACCACCTGTTGTGGTGTTATAGATCAAAGCCCCACGAGCTGTCACAGTTGCACTTGTAAACGTCAGGTCAGAAAAGTCTGTTAAAGCTGTCGTGCCACTTAGTGATGGATCTACTCTTGTTAGAGTTCCGCCACCTGCAGAATAACCAGACCCACTTACTTCGTTAGAAGTGGTGTAGGCAGTTGTAGCTGCGTTGAAAGAAGCGCTGTTTGTATACATTGCTAATTTGAATGTATGCCCTCCTGAGTTTTTGAAGTTATGTCCTCCCTCAAGAAGTTCTTGCTTGAAGGACGAACACATAAAGTTGCCAGAAAATGCCATATCATAATCTCCTTATTAGCTCGGCAAGTTTAGGATGCCCTGCATCTTTCAAGGCATTATACACGGTTGTGCGGTCACTGCGAATAGCTTCTCGCATATAAAATGCAACCACTTTTTCCATGTGCTTTTTGAAGGCATTTGCCTGATCTCTAATAGCTGGATGTGATCCCTCAGAAACGCTTATTAGTTTCTCTACACATCGCTCTGCTACTTCATCAGGTGTAAACCCTCTGTTCTCTGTAGTCTGTATGTTAACTATAGGTTCTTTTGGTATGTCTATATTAAACTTAAACATTGGCCTCGTCTTTGCTGTATCCCTCTTCGCCGTCTCTATAACCGTCTTGTTGCAGTAAGCCACCCACTTTAGTAAAGGCTTGCATAGCGAGTTGATGTTGCTTTCTGTACTCGTTCATGAGATCTGTATCACCCTTCATGTATGAGTACGCTTCTAATAATGAGCCATACAGCAAAGCTGTTTCGGCATTGTCACCTAAATATGTTGTACCTGCAGTAACTATAGATGGTGGATCGTAGTAATAATTTATCTGTGCTTGATAAGTTGCATCTGGCGTTGGCCCTAGAATAAAGTACCCCGGTGTACTTGTTGTGCCGCCAACAAACTGACCATAGTATTTTGGTAAACCTGTGTCTCCTGCAGGGAACGCTTCCTTCATAAAAGTAACATTCTTGTTTAGTAAATAGCTATAGTTACCACTACCATCCTGTATAGCTATAGAATACACAGCAATCATATCGCTTGGTCTTGCAAGATATTGAGAGTTAGCAACAGTAGACCCAGTAGCAGCCTTTCGAAGCTCTGGAATAAGAACCTGACGGAGTATCTTCTCTTCTGCCTGTCGGACAAACGTAGGAATATTAGTCACAAAAGAAGTCTCTGTGTTCTCTGTGTAGTCCTGTATAGCCTGTGTTAACTCTGTATAGTTCATTTGAACTTATCCGTTTCTGCTAAATTTGCCGCCTCTGGTTGCTGCTCCCATACCTTTGCAGGAACCACCTTTTTGCATAAAGCCCATCTTATTGCGAACAGCAGTGGGTAGCTTCTTCAATCCCTTGTTTCCTTCAGGAACTGGCTTAAGGCTTCCACCTGCTGCTGATTTCTTTGTAGGTCTTAATTTTGGCCTTAAAGAGCTAGGTCTTGGCTTTGGTCTTGGAACTATATCGGGTACATTCTTTGGTCTAACCTTTGGCCTTAGAGATGTAGACTTAGGTTTATCTCTTGGCATATCTCTTGGCATAGGAGATTGAGCAGGGCCTCTAATCGCACCAATTATTCTTGGTGCAATTCTTTTCATTACAGAACCTGCGCCTTTAGGTCTTCTAGTCTTTTCTTTAGACTTACCTGTTCTTGGTTTATTTCTACCTTTTATAGCCATTCTGACCTCCAAAAAAGTTCAATTGAACTTATTTTAACATGTTTAAATTTCCAAATCTACCACTAAGGCGTATTCGCTTGACCTCCCATACCACTGTGGTTTGTGCAATAATAGTATAATGTTGGTGCGCCTACAGCCACCACGATCTGAGTATAAGCGCCCGCATTTCCGGGAGTTCCTACAGTTGTAACGCCTGTTGTGTACTCCACCCCACTGTTGTGAGTTCCATCTGATGTTGTTGAAAATTTTAATGGGTGACCGCTATTACTTGAGTCAGACTGATCAAATAGATAAGTGCTTCCTTCATTAAGAGTTCCTGTGGGTGCTTCTACACCGTCAACGTAGAATTTGTTGCCGCCACCGTAACCTGATGCAGAGGCAACTGTGACTATAAAGGTCTCTGTCACATTAACTGATGGGGTTGCAACACCGACTCCTCCTACAGCAGTAGAGCCAGTAACAGGAACGGTTGTAACTAAATCACCTGTTATAGTAACTGTGCCTACGTTACCTAGCGCACGGTTCGGAGCCGTAATGCTTGCAGTGAATGTGAGAGCTGATGCCACACCAACAGATGTTGTAGCAGAAACACCCGTGGCGTTTGCTACACTTTCGTCAAAGCTTACGGTAACCCTACCAACAGATCCTGTCATAAATTGGGCAGGATTCCATACAGGAGAAAACCCAAACAACTGTCTACTCTCAACTAAAGACCTATCTGGTCTTGCATGATCAAGACTTTGAGGATCAAATATTCTAATCCTGCCCAAAAAATTTTGAGGATGATCTCCGTCAGCAACATCTCTGCCAACCCTTAAACCAGTCTTCACGCCATTCTGAAACTCATCAACAAGCTCGTTCAGAGGGTATCTGAAGCCTGTTCTGTCACAGAAGCCGTAAGCATATTTACCTCTAGTAGTTGTCATCCACCACCTAGTACAAATGTATTATATGGAACAAATTTTATTGATGCTGTTTCTGCGTCTTCACCTGCCGCAAGTTCGAATTGATACTCGTACTCTTGCTTTAAAGGCATAACTCTTGCTGCGGCTTCTGGTTTTTTCATAGCTATTTGATAGGCAAGACCAGAAACAAGGCATGGGACAAATCTGGGGGGTATTGCTGCTGTTGTTCCAACACCTGAAGCCAAGCCATCTATACCCTTTAATCTATAATATGCTAACGTATATGCAGTATCTGGAACAGGCCAAAGAGTTACTCTTGTTTCTGTAGCAAGTCTTTGTACATAAATCTGACTAGGTTTTCCTGTAGTATTTTTATTAGATTGATTAGCGTAAGTAGAAACAGATACACGCTCTAAAGCTGTATCTATTTGACTAGTTCCCGTGCCAGTCCGTATATGATGTTCTATAATATCTATAGTATCTACAGGCATGGTATAAGTTTGTGTGCCTGAAGCTATCGCTAAAGTTCCCTCATCTATAGTGAACAGATTAAGTCCTCTGTTCTGCCACTCAAGCAACATGATATTAAGGCTACGTCTCGCTGTTCGAAGATCGTAGCCTGTGTTTAATTCTAAGCCCGCACGTTCATATGCCTCTTCAAATATATCAGGTAAATCTGGTGTAACGACTGCCATTTTATCCTACCGTTTCTTGGCCTTAGAGTTTCTAGGAAAGCTCCTGTTTCTAGCCTTTGTTTTCATCTTTAAGTTCTTTCTAGAGTTATCACGCGGATTACCGTTCTTGTGATCAACATCTTTTCCATCACCTTTTTTTGCCTTACCTGACCTCACCATCTTGGATCGTGCTGCATTCCTAGATGCTCTTCTCTTCTTTTGCTTAGAAGAGGAATGGTAGTTGTCATATTCTTTTCGGTAATTACGAGGCATCTATCTATAACTTCTTGTCTTCTTCGCTATCTTTTTTGGTTGTCGCACATGTTGCTTACCTGCCTTCTTACCTTTTCTCTTAGCACGGGAGGTAGCCGCATATTCGGCAGGACTAAGAGCTTTTATGGCTGCAGAAGGCAGGTATCTCTCACCAGTAGCCTTACGACCCTGCGTAGATGGCTTGCCGCTTTTGGTTCGCCATTTCTGCTTAGTCCAGTTCTTAAGGCTTCTTTGTGACTTTTTTAACGGCATTACTTTTTCTTCGCTTTGCCGCCACGTTTCATAGCCATTGGTTTTTTAGCCATCATCATGCC